CCTTCTTAATCAATACTTGAATTATCAATTAATATATATTTTAATGGATTAAGGAACATTAAATAAGTAATCACCTAATGTATACATGAGATAATACTAGTACTCAGTATTAAATGTAAGGCCATGAATTAGTCTTACTAATGCTCGGTTTGCAACTTGTTTTTGATTGTGTAAAGCACTGGCAATTTAATTCTTAGCTCCAGTGATTCCTATACTAGAAGGAGTTGAAGGAGAGGATTATATTATGAGTGATTATTAAATATATTAATTGCCTTATAGTTGTATTAGGACTTTATTGTGGTAAAAAGCTTATAAACTATAAGAGAAAAGTTCCACAATTATTGTTTATTCGAACGGTCTCCGTGGCTGGCATTCCCAGCTGTGTAATCGAAGTAGTTATGGAAGGTCAATTAAATCTCTATGCTATAGGGCCTAATATCCCAGTATTAGGTAACCTACCGGCTAATGGGATAGCGAATAACCTAAACAACCAAATTGCAAACATAAACAACAACAATAACAACAATAACATTATTAATAATGTTAACGATAATAATAATAACATTATTAATAATGTTAATAATAATAACAACAATATCGTTGGACAAAACCAACCTAACATTAGGAATAATAATCCTAATTTAAACAATAATAATATTAGGGTAAATATCAATCCTAACAATAATGTACCTCAATATGGTATAAATAATGTCAATATTAACAATAGAACAAAAGATCATAACAGACGTGGTTGGTTAAGGAGAATGCTTGATAAGTTTAAGGAACCTGAATTTGTTAATTATCCAGAAGCTCAAAATATACCTTTAAGTTCTACTAACAGATTTGATAAATTAATTGATGAAGTTAAAGAAGTTAAAGAACAAAAAGTTATGGATGAAAAACCTGAGTTAATCCAACATGATTATTCAGATGTCAAGGTTAATGGTGTTAAAGCTAATATAATTAGCAAGAAAGTTAAAGGTAATGATATTAAATTAACTTTAGCTCAATACACAGCGATTAAAAATGAAGCAAACAACAAGCATATAGATCCATTAGAGTTAAGAGATATCTTACAAGAAAAAGGTTATAATCTTACAGATATTGACGATTATCTTGCATTAGATTTTAAAGAACCGACTGATGGTTCAAAGTTTTCTATAGGCATTCAAACAACAAGCAATATAGATACTAACATCCAAACAAATCTAATAAACACAAAACAATTTAAAATACCAACACGCAAGATAGTTAATAAAATTAACAAAAAACTAAGGTCAATAGCAGCATTACCAGAATTAACATACCATCTTAAAACAAAATATTTCATGTGTTATAGAAATATTAATTTAGTTAATAATCTAGTTAGAGATGCAAGAATATGGATGTTAAATAATAATTATAAATTAGACAATGAAGAAGATTATTATCTTCTTACACAATCAGTTATGGCTGCATATACAGTAGATGAACAAGAATTAAAATTCAGACAAATTATTAAGAATGTTGACAATTATGATAATATGATTCATCTAAATGAAACATTAGAGGGTAAAATAAGAACAAATTACTTCAATCCGTTACGTGAGAAACGAGGTATGTTTAGTACTGAAGTAAAATTACCCCAGAAAACCTTAGTTATATAATACAGTCCGAATGTTAGACCTTGTATATGTACTGGTATTACGCCATTATCACAAACATTCAATGGTAAAGAAAAATACAAGATCAATATATGTAACATTCTGACTCATTCTTTTAATAATTTTATTGAAATTTACAAGCATAATTTTTTACAAGAACACACATATTACAACAAGTGTTATTGTAATGAATATTCAGCATTAATTAATAGACATTTATTAAAACCATTAGATAATTATAACCCAGTTAAAACCTTAAGTTTGCTGGAGCCAATATTAGATAAAATAATAAATTCTATAAAATTTAGTGCAGATGCTTACAATTTTAGTGAAGTTATGAGTAATACCAGGAAATGTATATATAGTAGATATAGAAAAGCCTATTTAAACATATTAAATCGTAGACTTACCCCAAATGAAATTAAAGGTCATTTAGAAGCTTTTGTCAAATATGAAAAATGGAACCTAGAGAAAATTCAAAATGGTAAATCTCCACGTATCGTACAACACAGAAGTTATGAATTTTTATTTGTTAATAAAGCATATGTTTTACCTATAGTCAAAAAACTTAAACAATGTACCACCATTATTAATGAACAACCTATAAATACAATTTTTATGAAATATTATAAAAATTTTGAACAAATTAACATAATACAAGACGCATGGTTAAAATATAATAGACCATGTTGTTTATGCCTTGATATGAAAGCATTTGACGGTCATGTTACTTCAGCATTATTAGAAATAGAACATAAATTTTGGACATCATTTTATACAGGAAAAGACAAAGATAATTTAGAATATATTCTAAAGCATCAAATATATAACCGTGGAATTACCCAAAATGGAATTTATTTTAAGAAATATGGTAGTAGAGCATCTGGTGATTATACAACATCAGATGGTAATTCGTTATTAAATTTTCTTATGTTAAGATCATTTATGGGTGATATTAAATGTCATATTTTTGATTGTGGTGATGATAGTTTAATTATTTTAGATCAAACAGACCTAAAATTAGTTAAACCATTAGATTATTTTAATATATTCGGTATGGAATGTGAATGTGACAGAATTGCAACTGTCTTTGAAGACATCAATTTCTGTCAATGTAATCCTGTTAAGATTAATGGTACTTATAGATTTGTTAAGGATCCATTAAGAACCATGTCAAGAACAACTGTATGTCCATCTCAATATACTAAATGCTTAAATAGATACATGTCTGGCATTGGATTATGTGAATTAGCTTCAAATGTAGGAGTCCCAATATTACAAGCTTGGTCATTAAGGTTATTATTTGATTCCGGCTTTGATAAACCCTTAGGTAGCGTAGATAAACAATTTGCATTATTCACTGATTTAGAAAAAATAGAAATAACCAATATTGATTTTGAAACTAGGTTGTCTTTTCAAGAAGCTTTCAATATAACAATAATTGAACAATTAGAACTTGAAAAAACAATACTAGCCGGAAATTCAATAAGTAACCCAAAACTTATAAATTTTATTAACAAATATAAAACATTTCATAAACATTAATTTGGCGAAATACATTCAAATAAATATGAATTCTTCTAAACCACGTCAAATACAAAAATTAAACTTACCAAAACGTAAATCTAAACGATTCAACATGAGAACTAATAATGATCCATTTGCTCAATGTGTATTACATCCATTTGATGGACCAATGCATCGTATGAATACATTACCTGATGGAGATAATTCACAAAGATTACTTATTGATCATAGTTCTTATACAGATTTTACGATTAATAGTGGCGGTACTATAACCATTAGAGTTTTACCAACCTTACCTTTTAATGCATTATATAAACCTGGTACTGGTACAACATTTTCAACCACTGATCCAGTACTTGGAACCAATACAGGAACATGGGGTTCAAACAAACCTAATGCTTGGATACCAGCTTGTAGTATTAACCAATATTATAGTACAATTTCTGCAAACAACATATTAACCACTACAACACCACCATATAGTCAAACCAAATGCAGATTAATTTCATTATCTTGGCGTATTATTTACACTGGTACCGTTTCTGATGGTAGTGGTGTATTAACATGTAGAGATATTCCAATTAATCTTGATGGTTTAACATCAATTCCTGCAAATGGTTTATTTGGTATAACAAATGATAATAATTCAGGTGGTGTTGTTAATGGTATTGTTATGGCAGCTAAAGTTGATTTTCCATCTGGTGCAGGTGCTATTGATGTCGGCAAAACAGTATTTACAAGACTTGATGAAAATCCATGGGGTATAGTTAAACGTAATTCACGTATCTATACTTGGTATCCATATGCAGAACAACCTTTTCAATTAATTAGTTCTGCAACAACTGCAGGCGCAATTGCAGCTGCTGCTACCACACCTATTCCTAGTATTATTGGTAATCCTACTACAACATTAACAAGTGTTGGATTAAATTTATTTACTAATGACTTTAATTCTACAGAGTTATATTTAAGCACTTTATCTAGTAATGTATCTTTTAGATTAGAAGTCAAAGCATGTTTTGAATATATGGTATTACCAACATCAGCTGTATATTCATTAACAAAAACACCGGCTAAAGTAAATCTTGAAGCAATAACAGCAGTTCAAGAAAAACAGTCAACATTACCAGCAGCTATGGCTAATGGTACTGTTATTAAGAATCCTCCAATTGTTAATGCACAAGCAATTTCAAACAAATTAAAATCTGAAATTGCCCAAACAAAAAGTTTATATAGTAAAGTTGTTGATTTCTTTAGTTCCAATAAACCTACACCAGCACATAGTACTCCAAAACCAAAAGGGAGTAATCGCAAGACGTAGACCAATAATTATAGGACCTAGAGGTAGACCCAATTTAGGAACACTTTTACAATTTTTAACCTAATAAAAACGCTATGGTACCAATAGAATTGGGAACTCTATTGAAGAAACCTCTCTAGACGCAAGGCTAGAATAGCACAAAAATACAAAAATATACCTTAGTTAGAAAAGTTCGGAATAAATAGTGGGATCCGATTACATATATTGATATAACTACATGTTAGTTATACCTCCCCTAAAT